CGGGGCCCCCGAGTATCGGGTCAATTGGCGCTGGCCGATGGCCGCGGATCGCGCGCCGACGCGCGCCGACCGCGGGCGCTGGCCTACGGTAGCAAGGGCCATGTTTCTCTCAAATAATTGAGTAGAAAACGCAATGAGTGTTAAGATGCGATTAACTGTCTTATATAAGCACCTAAAGTCCCATATTTTTCGCTAGGGTCCCCCGGAGAAGTGTCAATGAATCCTGCATCAGAAGATAAAAAATTAAAATTAGAATTGCGTTTAGCGCAGATCGAAAAGAACGAGGCGTGTAAAAATAACTTTTTGCCTTTTGTAAAAAATATGTGGCCTGACTTCATCGCTGGCCGTCATCATAAAATCATTGCGGACAAGCTAGAGCGCGTTGCTAGTGGTGAGTTAAAGCGTTTGATTATTAACATGGCACCGCGGCACACGAAGAGTGAGTTTGCCTCTTTTTTGTTTCCTGCGTGGATGATGGGCCGTAATCCGCGAATGAAGATCATTCAGGCGACCCACACGACGGAGTTGGCGGTTAACTTTGGTCGTAAGACTAAGAACCTTTTGGATTCGGACGAGTACAAGGAGGTCTTTGATTCGGTTAAGTTAGCTTCTGACAGCAAGGCATCTGGTCGGTGGGACACGAGTGCTGGTGGAATGTACTATGCCGTGGGCGTTGGGTCGAATCTCGCGGGCCGTGGTGGGGATTTAATTATCATTGATGACCCGCATTCGGAGCAGACTGCGATGTCGAGTGCTGGTTTTGAGGATGCGTGGGATTGGTACACGGGTGGTCCTCGTCAGCGGTTACAGCCTAACGGTTCGATTGTATTGGTACAGACTCGGTGGTCTGAGAAGGACATGACGGGTCAGTTATTACGAGCTATGGCTAAAGATCCGTTAGCTGATCAATGGGAGATTGTGGAGTTACCGGCTATTTTTGAGGACGGGACTCCGTGCTGGCCTGAGTTTTGGAGTTTGGATGATTTGACCGCGGTCCGCGCTTCGATACCAAATAGCAAGTGGAACGCGCAGTATCAGCAGAATCCTACTGGTGAAGAGAGTGCGATTATAAAGCGCGAGTGGTGGAACAAGTGGGAGAAGGAGGCGGTTCCTAATTTGGAGTATGTAATCCAGAGTTACGATACGGCGTTTAGTAAGAAGCAGACGGCGGACTATAGTGCTATTACTACGTGGGGTGTTTTCTATCCGAACGAGAGTGGTTCTCCTAATTTAATTTTGTTGGACAGTAAGAAGGGTCGATGGGATTTTCCGGAGTTAAAGCAGATAGCTTTTGAGGAGTATAAGTTCTGGGACCCCGACACAGTAATAGTTGAGGCGAAGGCGAGTGGAACACCTTTGACTCAGGAGATGCGAAATATGGGGATTCCGGTTGTAAATTTCACACCATCTAGGGGTAATGACAAGGTGACTCGTGTGCATTCTGTTTCGCCTTTATTTGAGGCGGGTATGGTTTGGGCTCCGGACACGGTATGGGCGGACGAGTTAATTGAGGAGACTGCGGCATTTCCTAACGGGGAGCATGACGATTTGGTTGACAGTATGACTCAGGCGCTTATGCGATATAGGCAAGGTAATTTTGTACGATTGCCTACAGATGATTGGGAAGATGACGAGAACTCTGTTAGGATGCGTGTATATTATTGACAATAATAGTGACTTAGACTATGCCCGAAAAAAATTTAAGGGAAGCCCAGCGTCTAGAAGAAATGTACGGGCTACCGGTTGAGCAAGCACTTGCCGCGATGAACATGGCGGATACAGATTTTCAAGCGGGCGTAGCCCCTTATCTCCCACCCGGATCGGAAATAGATCCGGAGGCAATGTCTTTTGTTGGGGCCGACCCTAAAGAGTATAGGAACTTACCAAGGGGCCTGTACCGTGGGCAACTTGTTCCCAAACGCGGGGTGTCCTCCCGTCTTATCGACAACCCCATGCAAAACGATTATTTTCCGGTAGAGCGCGGGGGCATAGCTATTTTTGGTGCGGACAACGCCAACCCGCAGGTAATTTCTCACGAGTATCGGCACAAGTTGGGTTTAGACCAATACAAAAATTCTTTTTTTCCAAATTTTGATGAGCGTGAGGAAACTAACCTAATATTAGATTTATTGGCTTCTCGGACTAAAGGAGACTTTGAAGACGCTTCAAAAATGGTAGGCGGCCTAGAGGGCATTGAGACTTTGATGGAGCAGGAAGGCGTGGTAATAGGCCCTTCTTTTACTACTAAAAACCTTCCTTTTTACCCGCCGGACGAAAAAATTCAACCGGAAATGCTTATTGAAAACCTTCCTTTTTACCCGCCGGAAGAGGGGTTTGACGTTCAAAAACTTAGAAAGCTTTTACCCAATGTTCCACGTGGAACATCTGAAGAAGGAATAGGTGAGCTTATGAACAAACCCCGCCCGCGGACCGCGGACCTTGATTCGCGCCGTAATGCCGCTACAGCCGCTCTCATGCGAGAAGCGGGTTTACCTGTACAAACTGAACGGGATGCGGAGTCCCTTGAGCCGGAAATATTAGAGCAATTAAACGCTATAATGGACCGTTCCACTGAGGAGTAACTGATGGCAAATGAAATAAAAGGCGTAGGTTCTTTGATGGACAGAAACGTCCCATCTCAGTTGGACCCTGAAGATTTAGTGGCTGAAATAGAAATAGAGATACCTGATTCACAGTCTCCTTTGGTTATGTCTTCGGATATTGAGGGCGATTCGGGTATAGAGATAATTCAAGAGGATGACGGTGGTGTCACGATAGATTTTGATCCTTCGGACAACCGTGGTCTTAATGACGACTTCTACGCTAATCTGGCGGAGGAGATGCCAGACCGTGAGCTAAGTGCCATTGCGAGTGATTTGTTGGAGCAGTTTGATTCCAACAAAGCTGGCCGTCAGGATTGGGAAGAGACTTACGCTAACGGGTTAGAGCTATTAGGTTTTAATTACGAGGAGCGTGAGCAACCCTTCCGTGGAGCCTCTGGCGTGACTCATCCTCTGTTGGCAGAAGCGGCGACTCAGTTTCAGGCACAGGCGTTTAACGAGTTGTTACCTGCTACGGGTCCTGTTAAGACCTTGTCATTAGGTAAAGAGACTCGTGCTAAGAAGGATCAGGCGACTCGGGTTCAGAAGTTTATGAACTATTACATTACTAATGTGATGGAAGATTACACGCCGGACATGGATCAGATGTTGTTTTATTTGCCCTTGGCGGGCAGTACTTTTAAGAAGGTGTATTACGACGAGACAATGGGCCGTGCGGTAAGTAAGTTTATTCCTGCGGAAAACCTCGTGGTGCCGTATGAGACTTCTGATTTAGACACTTGTCCTAACATAACGCAAGTAGTACGCATGTCGTTAAACGATTTGCTTAAAAAGCAGTATGCGGGTCAGTATTTAGATATCGACGTATTACCCGGACAGAGCGACCTAGATTCTGTTAAGCGTGAAATTAATTATGTTGACGGTATGGAGCCCTCTCAGGTTGATTACGACTGTACTTTGTTGGAGGTACATGCTGACTTAGAGATCGAAGGGTATGAAGAGTTAGATGACGAAGGGGAGCCTACAGGTATTAAGGTTCCTTATTTGATTACCATATCACAGGATAACGGTCAGATTCTGGCAATTCGCAGAAATTATAAAGAAGATGACGAGTTAAAGAAAAAGATACAATATTTTGTTCACTACAAATTCTTACCCGGCTTTGGTTTCTACGGTCTAGGTTTGATCCACACCATAGGCGGTTTGTCGCGTACAGCTACTTCTGCTCTGCGCCAGTTGATTGATGCGGGTACTTTGGCTAACTTACCGGCTGGCTTCAAGGCCCGCGGACTACGGATCAGGGACGACGACGAGCCTTTGCAACCCGGTGAGTTTAGGGATGTAGACGCGCCCGGCGGTGCCATTCGCGACAGCTTAATGCCCTTACCGTTTAAGGGTCCCGACCAGACGTTGTATCAATTGTTAGGGTTTGTAGTACAGGCGGGTCAGCGGTTCGCGACTATTACTGATATGAAGGTGGGTGACGGGAACCAACAGGCGGCGGTTGGAACCACGATAGCTATGCTTGAGCAGGGCTCTCGGGTAATGAGTGCGGTGCATAAACGCTTGCACTATGCCATGCGTATAGAGTTTAAGATACTGGCTCGTGTTATGGGTGAGAGTTTGCCCGCCGAGTACCCGTATGCTGTAGTTGGGGAAGATGCCTCGGTTATGGCTGAAGATTTTGATGATCGAGTCGATATAATACCTGTAAGCAATCCGAATGTATTTAGTCAGGCTCAACGGATTGCTTTAGCGCAGAGTAAGTTGCAGTTAGCTACTGCCGCTCCAGAACTGCACAACATGCACGAAGTATACCGTGATATGTATGAGGCGTTGGGTGTGACTGACTTGGATCGGATTATGAAGGCGAGTCCTGATCCGCGGCCCACGGACCCTGCACAAGAGAACATCAACGCTCTGGACATGTTGGAGCTAGAGGCGTTTGAGGGTCAGGATCATCAGTCGCACATTATGGCGCACTTGATATTTGGTGGGACTCCGATGGTTGCTCAAATGCCCGCTATTGCGATAACATTGCAGAAGCATGTTATGGAGCATGTTAAGTTGGCGGCTCGTGAGCAAGCGGCGGTTGCGTATATGCAGAAGGTAACGCAGAAGCAGGGTCAGCCCGCATCTCCGGAGGAGATGTTAGAAGTAGAAGCGTTGACCGCGCAGTTTGTTGCACAAGGTATGCAACAGCTTAAAGATATCTCGCAACAGTTGGCGGGGGCGGGTCAAGAAGGTCCTGACCCGTTAATTGCTTTGAAGGAGCAGGAGCTACAACTTAAATCGCAGTCTGAGCAAGCGGACGCGCAGATTGACCAGAGCAAGTTGCAATTGGATGCACAGGCTCTGGATATGCGTAAGAATCAGTTTGGAGAGCGGATTGCCGCACAAGAGCGTCAGACCTCGGCCAGAATTGATGCGGCGCGAGAGCGTGAACTTTTAAAACTACAGGGGCGATAACATGAAGCGTAGCGTAAAAATTGTGACTAACACTCCAGCGGCGGCTCCCAAAGCCACCGAATTTGCGGATATCGCCGGTCAGGGTCGTATACCGTATGGTAAGACAGCGGACGTAAAGATACCCACTAAGATGACCAAGATGAAGGCCCGCGGCATGGGTGCTGCGATAAAAGGCGGCAGCTACATGGGTTATTCCTAATTTAAGGAGAGTTATAAATGGACTTTGATTTTGCCATTCCTACCGATGCGGATTATCCCGAGGGGTATGAGGATTTTACTGAGGCCGAAAAAGGCGCATGGTATAACAAATGGCAAGCTAGTAGAAGAGGTGGCGGAGGAGGACCTGACCGTAATTATGGTGCGGACAACCCGTTGGTTGATGCCATACCTTCTATTATTAATGCCCCTTCTCAACCAGTGACGGGCGGGAACCCTTCTCAACAGGGGGTGGGCAGTCTTATTGCGGGCCGTGATGGTAAGGACGTATACCGTGATGGTGTATTGGTTGGCCGTGAAGGTCTTAGTGGAGACTTGTTTGACTATGACACGGATGGCGATGGTGTATCCGATGGCTATCTTTACGACCAGTACGAGGGTGGTAAGGAAGATCGCAGTCTAGTTTGGCAACCCGCGGAAGAAGAAGGTGGTCAAGGCGTTTTCATGTACACCTCTCCGGAAACGGGGGTGACTATTCCGTTAAACCCCGGTCAAAAGATACCGGGTAGCGGCTACGGCGCAGAGGCACGGTTTGTTCCTGTTGGACCCAATAACGAGGACTATGGGTTTTATGACAGCGAGGGCCGTGCGCTATATGATGAGTTTGGTCGTGATATTGACCCTGTAACGGGTGAGCAAGACCCCGAGATGGGTGCGGCAATTCGTAACATGGACACGAGTGAGCTAGACCCTATTAGGCAGTACTCGGGTACTCGACCCGACAAGCAGAGAAATATAAATCCGATGCCGGAACCCGAGCCCGAACCGGAGCCGGAACCAGAACCACCGTTTGTTTATACGCCGATTGAGCGTGATCCAGTGTTTCCTGACTATGACCGAAACGAAGACGGTTCTATTATATCGCCTGTTCCAATTCAAAAAAATCCTTTTGCCAGAGAGCCAACGGATACTTTTGGATATGACAATATGCCCGAAGGGTTTGTGGACAATAGCGCCGGTGGCCCTGTTCCTGATATGATGGGTCGCGTTTATATCAATCCTAAAACTGGTGATAAATGGGGCGCTACGCACGGTGGGAGTATTACCCCCGCAGAAGGATGGGAGGTTTTTGATTCTGAAAAAGACTATGGTAAATTTGAGCCGGTAGTTCCTCCGGTTAATCCAATAGCCCCACCACCGGTTAGTCCGTTCCCGAGTCCGGTAGTTCCGGTAACAATTGATGAGCCTGCCTTTGAGCCTGTCTTATACGAGTCAGTACCCTCCTATAGTCCGGTTGCACCTCCCCCGAGTCCTTTTCCGGCACCTCCCCCGAGTCCTTTTCCGGCACCTGTTCCTGCTTTTCAACAGGGGATTGGCTCTTTTGTTCCACCACCAGCATTACCTACCGGTCCTTCTATGGGTAGAACATATGGTGCAGTGCCTACAGACCCCTCTAATTTGTCTATGGTCCCGCCAGACCAATTGTTTGGCGGTTAATATTTAAGGAGTTACTTAATGGAAATAAAGTTATCTAATGTGTTGGGGTTACTTCCCGTGGTGGTAGTAGCTACCGGAGCTATTTTCTCATATGCCAGCCTAGATGCTATGGCCTCAGAGAACGCGGAAGACATTGAAGATGTGAGCGAACAGGTCGAAAAGATTGAAGAAGAAGTCGATGAGCTTCAGCAACAAATGACTCGTAGCGAAATCCAACTAGACAACGCTGTTGAGGACTTGTCCGAAGTGCGCTCAGACACCAAGGCTATTCTCAATCTGCTTCAAAGACAGCCCACGCAATAACGTGAATGAGCGATTTAATCATTGTTTTCGCGCTGATTGTTCAACTTTCGCCCGATGCGGAAGAGCAGACAGCGAGTCATTGGATTAACCAAAGGCATTGCTTGAACGATGCGCGAGTCTTAGCGCGTAGAGAAGATAATTTTAAGCCCGTCATTGCGTTCTGCAAGCCTGTCTTTGTTAACCCATTAGAGACTAAAGTAAATGGCTGGGTAAACCCAGAAGCACCCACGGAGAAAAGATAGGTGGCAACGGTTAAAGAAACAATAATACGCCTTGAATCTCACGAGAAAGAGTGCCTTGTACGGTATCAAAATATTGAGAAACGCCTTGAGTCCGGTACCAAGCGTTTTGATCGTTTAGAGATGATGCTCTGGAGTATGTACCCTTTTATATTGAGCGTTATAGCCTTATTTAAGTGGATGCCCCAATGAAAGAGCTACCCACCATTGACTCTTTTTTGTGGATAATGATTGGCATCTTGCTGTTTGTCTTTGCTATAAAGTTGTGGCTTGTATGACACC